AGCGATGGCGTCAAACAAATTCGGGTGTTCCATATTTCCTCCTGCCGTAGTACTTATGGTGAACATAACATATTGAAACAACCAGGTGTGACATTTACCTGTTGCCGCTTGTGGCGCGCCAGTTGCCAATGCCTGAAGTCTTGTATAAATGCGCGGCCACAGCCAAATTGCAGGCTGGCCGTAACAATACCGACATGTCGCCATAACGGGTTTTGCAGACCTGTGAGGTCACAGTTACCCATGTGCTATTGATCTGCAACAGGCCGCTGTCGTACGTTTTAACGGCCCTACAACGCTTGTAGAGGCTCGCAACTTGCCGTTTGCAGTCTTTGTACGACATCCCAGGATGGTAGTTCCAGCCGATCGCCTTAGGGTCGCAACGGGATTCTCGATACATGATGGCGCTAAAGATTGCGGGCGGTAGCCCTGCCTTGCGCATTGCAGCATGGTATTGCGGGCAGGCCTTAACTGGTGGGGTTGCGCTGTGCGCTGGGCCTGCTGGGAATGTGAGCGTGGCAACCATGAATGCCACGACAAAACGCCTAATAAATGCCTCTAAACATAAAACCTCTTTCTGCCGGTAAAGCGACCTTACTAGCAGTTTTTAAGGTTTTGGGGGTTCTCCAGGAGGCGGCACGCTTTTCCAAGCCTTAACAAAGGCTTGAGGGTTGTCTGCCATTGCTGGCGTCAGTTCTACATGTAGCCATTTTCCGCCACCTGAGCCGCCATTAGCGGTCTCTGTCCAGTCTTTCCAGCCTGGCTTGCCATCACGGTTACAGCGCCAGCCACGGCCCCACGTCTCAGTTCCAGGCTTTGTTGTGCCGGCGTAATCGTGCACTTCTTCAATACCCAAAACTTTGTAGTTTGCTACCAGCCAGTTTGCCCAGAGTGCAGCTGTGGCTTTGTCTTTGTATCCGATATCGGCTGCTCGACCTGTGGCATGTACTGACAGGCGGTCTGAGCCGCGCATATTTCTGACAGCCCAGGTGCCAAGGTTGCTAAAGCCTTTCTTGCAAATGATCTCTACAAACTTTTCTGTGCCGGCGCGCTTGCCTGCAGCTGCGCCGTCGGTCGTGCCGGTGTATTTCATGGCTTGTTAATAATGTCAGCAATACGATGCAAAAGGTTTGCAGCTGCTTGGCGCACAATTTTAAGTAAGCCTTTTTTGTCGGCGTCATTCATCGGTTTTGCCTTTCGGTTTATCTTTTAAGCCATTTGCGCTGAGCAGGCCAGCAAGTGAGCCTGTGAGAAATAGCAGCAATGGCTGCAGGGTCGCCCAGGCGCTTTTGTCGTTGTCTGATACTTCGAGCGGTTGAGTCACAAAAAGCAAGCCGTAAATGAGCGACATGGTGGCCACCACAAAAGTTAGCGACAACGCGCAAGCAACCACAAAAATTAGACGCGCTTTTATTTCTTCGCTGGTCATGCGTTGTTCTCGGCGTGGCGGTGGGATTACAGGCATTTGTCTGCCAGTATTCGAGTACTGCCAAGGCTGGCGGTGTCAACAGTTATTGACGTTTCGGCGCGCAACGCCTTGTTTTTGGTGCGTACCTCTGGGCAGTTGACTCGCTCACGGTCTCCGCAAGCAATGAGGATTGACGCAAACAACAGCGCCACAAAAGTAGTGCGCCAAATCATGCTGGGCCTATGTCTTCTATCAAAATAAGGGCTTGCGATGTTGCTGCCCTTGCGGCAGTGACAACTGCCCCAGGTGACGTCAAAGTGCCTACCAAAACTACAGAGCCAGCAGAAAATGTTGAAATGCAGGTTAATTGTGTTGGCTCAAAAGTTCCTGCATTTGTGTCTGCGTTTGTAGAAACCGTGCTACCGATCACAGTTCCAGTTACGTTTGTCAACCGAACGCGCATAGTGACAGTGTTGCCGTTTTGTACTAAAGGCAGTGACGGCTCAAAATACGTAATTCGGTAGTAACGATTAGCAACAGCTGTAAAAGTGCTTGCTGTAATAGATACGTTTTCAACGCCTCCAGCCAAAACAAAATTGGCATTATCAGTTGCTTGAGCCATGATGCCGCGCGGGAAACGGTTTGCTTGATCGCTGGTTAAAACTTGCCCAGCAGTAAAATTTGTGTTAGGTGAAATCGTCATTTAATACCCCAGTTTGTTAGAATCAAGTTTGCCATAAATGGCATCGTCTAGTACTAGATAGTTGTTTAGGTCTTGCGCGCTCAGGTAGAACGTGGCGCTGGCTTGTGATGGATTGCCGCTAAAAGTTGCGCCCTCTAGCAGACAGTTGAACACGGTGCCTCGAAACGTAACGGTCACAGTTGAGCCGATCTGATCCATGCCATAAGACGGGATGTCGGCGTTCTGGGCGTTAAGACTGCAGGTCACGCTCAAAATGCGTTGTGTTGCTGTGCTGTAAGTAGACAGCAGGTAATTAGCAAAGTCGGTTGCCTGGCTTGTTGAGTTATTTAACGTGTTGACCAAATACGTGCGAAAAGGCGCTACGCCTGTTTCAACTGTAGCTGGGCCAAAAGATTCAGGGTCAACAGTCACCTGTGTGTAAAAACTGTCTGCCAAGCTGCTAAACGATATCTGCTCAAAAACATGGTTGCTGGCATCGTTTGTGGTGTCGCTGAAATTGCCGTAAAAACCAGCAATTTTGCGGTAAGCGTTGACCATAAGAATGCCGTCGCTGATGTCAATGAGTTTGCCGTTCATTGTCAGTACGGCCCTGTTTACCCAGTCGCCCCAAGTGCCACTAATGGTTGTGGCAGGAAACGGCTGCGTGCCACCAAAACCGCTAGTGGTGCTAACAAATAAACCTGTCTGAGTTGTGCACTGGCCTGCCTGCGCGCTCAAAGTGCCAGCAGTCATTGCGTAATTGTTGCCTTGCACTCGACCAAATTCTGCAAAGTTTCCCTCACAGGTCAAAGTAACAAAGTCTGCGTTGCCTACGCCGCCGCTAAACGGTATGCCGTACTGCACTATTGCGTCAGTTATACGACCGACAAAGAGCTGGCGATATGTGCCAGAGGTGCCGCGCCTCACCGATATGCGTATCCATGTACCTGTAACAAATAAAGCATTTGGGGTTGTGTAGCCGGTCGGGTAACGCAAAACCACGTTGGCTGTGTTCGCGCTGTAAGCATCTAACGGTTTTTGCCGGCCATAGGTCAAAGACACGTTTTGCACGTTGTCAACAACAGTTGTAAGCGTTGCGTAAGTCGCGCCTACCTCTACCTGGTATTGGATTATTGTCATTAGAAGATGTTGCTTACCTTGATTGGCACGCTGCCGTTTTGGCGCATGTATGAGCGCAAGGCCTCAACAACCTGGTTTGGGTCGCCGCCGTAAACGTTCATTGTGATGTTGTTGTTTCTTTCGGCAATGTTTGCGCTGCCGTTCCTGCCAAGGTCGGCTGGCTCAACTGGCTCAGCTATGCGGCCAAGTTTTATCTCCCCCAATGGGTCAATGTCTTTGCCTGGCTTAACAAGGTTGATGCCGTAAATAACGAGGTTAATTGCTTTGATAAAACCGTTAACCATGTTCTCGATATAGCCAGCAATAGCGTTTACGACAACGCGCACAACGGTTCTAAAACCCTCAAACTTTTTGTATGCAACGACAATGGCAACGCCTAAAGCAACAATGCCAGCGGTGATTGCCACAGCAGGGTTTAGCATCATGGCTGCGTTTACAGCAAGAATTGAACCAGCCAAAATGCCCATGCCGGCAATTACAGCTGCTAACAGGTCGGGGTTTTCTTGTGCCCAGTTAGCAAACTTTTCCAGCACTGGTTGCAGTAGCCTCGCCAGCGCCACCAAAGTTTTTGGTTAATACGGCCTGCACTTCAGCAAGGCTGGCGCCGTCTTTAATCATGGCCTTGATCTCTGGGCTGAGCGCGCCTAACGCTTTCATGTTCCCCGCATAGCCTTTTGACAATGCCTCGCTGACATCGACCAGCGGCTTACCTGTCGCTGCGGCTACGTCAGTGGCCAAGTTCATTAACTCTGTGGCTTTTGTAACGTCTTTAGTGGCAACGACTAACTTCTGAAACGCTGGCCGCGCCTCATCGTCTGATATTGCCGCGCTCTTGGCCAGGCTCGAAATGTAGTCCTCGACAGATTGCACTTGTGCATCGGTGGCGTTAGTGCTTGCTTTAATTTGTCGTGCCAAGCCAGCCTGTGCCGCCTGGTCTTCTATTGCTGCTTTTACACTGTCGCCAATAATGGCAGTCACAGCGCCGAGCGCTGCAGCCGCAGGTACAGCCGCTTTTTTAATAGCAAATTGGGCTTTTTGCCCGACGGTTTCAAGCTGCTTAAATTCTTTAACAGCACTTTTTATGCCTTTGCTGTCAAACTGGCTAACGATTGGAATTGAAATCATTGCAAATCCCTATTGACACGGTTAATGACGCGCAAAGCTGCGCGCTCAATTTCGGTGGTGATGGCGCGTATTTGGCTGTAAACGGCTGGCCCAAAAATGCGGGTGCGGCCCTGCTGTGGCGTGTTGCCCAGATTGGTTGCAAGCGTGTTGCTGGTACGTCGGCCTGCGGTCTCAAATATGCCGGTGGCTGCGTCGGTCTGCTGTATGACAATTACGCCATCATTGTTGCGTCTTGTATCCAATTTAACTTTGACGCCCTTAGACGCCTTTGCAGGGTCGTATGGAAACAATTTACGGCCATTGCTAGACCACGGCCTAGACATGCCAGACAACGGCACACCCAAAGACGAATAACGCTGCTGGGCGGCCTGTATTGCCGGCGCGGCTATCTGATTAAGTTCTGCAGCAAACTGTTTGCGTAGCCCAGGCTCAATTTTGTTCAGCGATGCCACAGCCTCTCGAATACCCACAAGTTCTGTGTTAATTGTCGCTGTCATCGTTTCTGCCTTGCTT